GGGCGGACGTTCCTCCTCTCGGCAGAGGAGGCCAAGGCTCGTGGGGCCAAGGCCGTTCGGCCCAGCAACAAGGCGGTCACGCCCGAAAATAAGTGAGGCTAACGGTGTCCGGACCTACCCCTCTTCCGCCGCTCGCAACCAGAGAGCAATACGAGGCGATGACCGGGCAGACGGCACCGGCCAACATCGATGATCTACTCAACGCCGCATCGGCCGGCATCCGCCGATTCTGTGGCTGGCATATCGCGCCGAACATCGTGCAGGATCTCGTCCTCGATGGTGAGGGCGGGCGGACCCTCATCCTGCCGACCCTGAAGTTGACCGGAATCACGTCCCTGGTCGAGGTTTCCGGGGACTGGTCCTGGACGGCCGATCCGCTGGTCGACCTGACCTGGTCATTCACCGGCCGGGTGCGCAAGCGGTCGGGATGCTGGACCCTCGAGTTGGCCGGCATCACCACGACGATCAGCCATGGGTTCGACCTGGCCGATGTCGGCGACCTGAGTCAACTGGTCCTCGGGATCGTTGCGAGGAATGTTGCCAACCCCTATGGCTACACGGCTCAGGCGGTCGGAGGCGTGAGCATCTCGATGCCGGCGTCATCCGCCGGAGGCGCAACCGGGGTCAGTCTGACGGAACCTCAGGCCGTGCTCATCGCCTCCTATGCGCTGGAGCGCAAGCCATGAGCACGCTCTCGACCATCGGACCGGGAAAACTGCCGGCCGGCATCGCGAACCAGTCGATCCAGATCGCTCGGCCGGTGACCATGAGCGTCCATGGGTCGGAGGTCGCCGACTGGTCGCAGGAACCGGCGGAGATCGTGACCGTCCTCGGCTGCTCGGTCCAGCCGATTGCCGGGGACGAGGATCGGGCCCATCGGGATCAACTCGGCGCGCGGATCCGCCTGTTTACACCGGCTGGGGTGGCCATAGGCGCACTCGACCGGGTGTGGCTGGTGGATCACCCCGGGGAGTCCTTCCGGGCGGTCTCAGAGGCGATGACCTGGAGTCCGGGGTTCCTCGATCACGTCCAGTTCCTACTTGCGGCATGGGAGGGATGATGGCGCCGAATCGTGATTCGCGCGGTCGGTTCGTGGCCGGGGCCGGAGCGCAGCCGAGTGGATTCAAGCTCGGAAAGGTCGAGATCAAACTGAACTCGGAGGAGATCAAGCGGTTCCTCCAGACCGATGAGGGGATCACCAAGGATGTGCAGGCCCGCGCCGACAACATCCGGGATACCGCCGAGTCGGCGATGGGCGCCCCGCCGAGACGTGCTGCGGAGCACTTCAACTCGGCCACTTGGGTAGGCAAGGATCGCGTCCATGGCCGCGTGAAGACGGTCAGCCATGAGGCCAGAGTGGCGGAGGCGGAGCAGCATGTTCTGACGCGCTCCCTCGATGCCGGGCGGAACGCATGATCGTCGACCCCGACAGCGAACAACTCCTGATCGACTACTTGGCGGAACGTCTTCCGCCTCTGGGTGTCGACTGGCCGGTCGGCGATCGGGCGCCGATCGGCCCAACCTCCTACATCGTCCTCATCCGGACCGGTGGCGCGAGACGGGATCTCGTCACCGACCAGGCGCAGATCACCATCGACACCGTCTCCGGGGACAACGGCTCGGCCGCCCATGTGGCGAACCTGGTGCGGGCATTGATCAACGACCTCTGGGGAGGGGTCACGCTGGGTGGCCATCCGGTCTACCAGGTGAGCGAACTCTCCGGTCCCTATAGCAATCCGACGCGAACCGATCTCTTCCGGTATTCGCAATCGTTCCTGGTGGCAATCCGTGCCGCGCAGGTTGTCTCAACCAAGGGAGTCATGCAATGACAACTCCAGTAGGGGAACTCGATGCCGGCCTGATCTATGTCGGCTCCCCGGATCGGGTGGCCGGNGCCATCATGTCCGCACCCAAGGGAACCGCCCTGCCAACCGANGCCTCGACGCCGGTCGGCGCGGGGTTCGAGGATTCCGGCTACATCTCAGAGGACGGCGTCACGATGGCGGACGCCCAGACCTGGAACGATGTCAAGGACTGGGGCGGAGATACCGTCCGGCGGATCAAGTCCGAGTCTCAGGTCACGTTGGCGTTCTCGTTCCTGGAGATCAACGATCGGTCGGCCAAGGCGGCGTTCGGCGACGACAATGTCACCGATACCCTTGGTGCGCTGGAGATCCACCTGAACGTGAAGGAGGCCCCGCGCAAGGCCTGGGTGGTCAATATGCTGGACGGCGAACGGCATATGCGGATCACCGTGGCCGATGGCCAGATCACCGACCGAGGGGATCTCACCTTCACCCGGACCGGCGCGGTCCTCATCCCGGTGACCCTGACGTGCTACCCGGATGCCAACGGGGATACGGCTATCTGGTATGCGGAGCCGGCCCCCGTCGGACCCTGATCGAGAATAGGACTCATGAGATATGACCGCAAAGTTGGCCAAGGCCAAGACGAATAGCCCGGTCGGACCGGGTAGCAGCGAACCGTTCACCTATACCACCGATTCCGGGGTGGAGATCACGGTAACCTCGCTGGCCAAGCCGTTCCGGACGGCGGGCGAACTCCGCCGGATGAGGTCGCAGCCACCGATCGAGATTGCCTACTTCGTGATCGAACGGGACTGCAACAAGGAGCAACTCGCGGCCATCGATGAGATGGGTTTCGAGGAGTTCAACGAGAAGTTCTCCCGGCAGTGGGCCGAGCATTCGGGGATCGACCTGGGGGAATAGTTGGCCTCCTCTGCATGTCCGCCGAAAGGTGGCGGGCATTGGAGGCTGACCTCCTCCGGGCGGGGTATACCCTGGACGATTACCCGGATCGATTGTCGTTGCGCGCCATCGCGTCCGCATGGGAGTATGCCGTGCCAGGATCTGCCGTCTACCGGTTCGAGAAAGGCCCTAAGGCGGAGTGGTCCTACACACAGGAGATCCTGGCCGGCATCCTCTTCGTCCTTCAGGCTGCCAACTGGCAGCGGGCGGGCAATAAGACGGCGCCGAAACCGAAACCGATGACCCGACCGGGTGAATTGCCGGAGGGTACGAAGCGGATTACCGGCGAGCCCATGAGCATCGCAGAGTTCCGGAGACGTTGGAAGGCAGGGTAATCCATGGCCGGCAAGGCGACGATTGCCAACGCCTACGTCCAGTTGATCCCGACGTTCGACGGCGTGCAGGGCGCCATCGGTAGCGCATTCAGGAACGTCGACCTCGACAGTGCCGGCCAGGCAGCCGGTCAGGGGTTCGCCGGTGGCGTCGGCAAGGCGATGAAGGCCGTCGGCGGGATCATGGCCGGCGCGTTTGCCGCCGGCAAAGTCAAGGACATCCTCGCCGATTCCATCGCGCAGGCAAGCGATCTCAACGAGGTTGCCACCAAGACCAACCAGATATTCGGCGATGCCTCCGGCGGGGTCGAGGAGTTCGCCAAGAAGGGTGCCAAGTCCCTCGGCCAGTCCAACCTGGCCGTCAAGAACGCGGTGGCCGGATTCGGCGTCTACGGCAAGGCTGCCGGCCTGGCCGGCAAGGACAACGTCGAATTCTCAACGGGTCTGACCCAACTCGCTACCGACATGGCCTCGTTCTCCAACACGAGCGTCGAGGAGGCGACGGCGGCACTGTCCTCCGGCCTCCGGGGCGAGGCGGAACCCCTCCGGGCCTACGGCGTCCTCCTGGACGACGCGAGCCTGCGAAACGAAGCGCTGGCACAAGGTCTCATCACCACGACCAAGGATGCGCTGACCCCGCAACAGAAGGTCTTGGCCTCGCAAGCCTTGATCATGAAGCAAACCGCCGATGCGCAAGGCGACTTCGAGCGGACGAGCGGCGGGCTGGCGAACCAGCAGCGGATCCTGTCCGCCTCGCTGGAGGATACCAAGGGGAAACTGGGCGAGGCATTCCTGCCCGCCATGACGGCCGTCGTGACCGGCCTGAATACCTATCTCTTCCCCGCCCTCGATACCGCCGGCAAGGCCATCGGCGACTTCTGGTCCCTGATGAAGACCGGCGACTTCACCGGCCAGTTCGGACTGGAGGAGGACAGCCCGATTATCGGCGGGCTGTTGACGTTTCGGGATCTGGTCAAGGATATCGGCGGTCAGTTCATCGGAACCATCGGCGGAGCATTTCAGGACTTCCTGCCGGTCCTCAAGGAGGTCGGCGGCACTCTTGGCACCGGCCTGGTCTCGATGTTCCAGGAGTTGTGGCCGGCCATCAAGGAACTCGTCGGCCCGGTGCAGACTCTCCTATCGGCGTTCAACCCGATGTCGTTGATATTCAAGGTGATTGCGCCTCTACTGCCGCAACTCGCTACCCTGTTCGCCGATATCGGGAACGTCGTGGCGAAAGGTCTGGCGCAAGCCCTGAGGGCCGTCGCTCCGCTGTTCCAGAAGATAGCCGATGTGATCAACCGCCTCTTGCCGTTCCTGACGGACTTGGTGGCCAAGCTCCTGCCCCCGTTGGCTACCCTGCTCGGCAAGATCGCCCCGCTGTTCGATGCCGTCCTCGGTGCGCTGATGCCCGTTGTGGACCAGATTGTTTCGGGTCTCATGCCGGTCCTGGACGCGCTGATGCCCGTCGTGGAACGGGTTTTCACGTTCATCGCGGATACGATCACGAATCTGATGACGGTATTCGGTGGCGTGATCGATCTGATCACCGGAATTCTGACCGGCGATTGGTCGAAAGCCTGGGAAGGCATCAAGTCGATCTTTACCGGAATCTGGGACCAGATCAAGAATATCATCGGAACGGTGATCGATGTCGCCATCCAGGTATTCACGAATCTGGTGCCGACGATCTGGAATACCCTGTCACAATGGATGCAATTCCTGAACGACAAGGGGAACGAATTCCTCGGTTGGCTCTGGCAGGGGATCAAGGATGCGGCCGTGGCCGTGTTCGACTGGTTCTGGCAGCTACCCACTGCGCTCTGGGCTTCGATCTCCGGGGCTTGGCAGATCGCCGTGGCCTGGGGACGCGATCTCGTCACCTGGATCTGGCAGGGGACCGATGGGACCGGCGGAATCAAGGGCATGTGGAATGCCGTCATCCAGTGGTTCCGGGATGCGCCCGGCAACCTCTGGTCGAGCATCTCCGCTATCTGGACCCAGGTCGTTTCCTGGGGCCGAGACCTGATCACCTGGATATGGCAGGGTACCGATGGTACCGGCGGTATCAAGGGAATGTGGGCCAATGCCGTTCAATGGTTCAAGGATCTGCCCGCCAACCTCTGGGCATCGATCTCCTCGTTCTGGAACAAGGCCACCGAGTGGGGCGCGCAACTGATCAACTGGGTCAAGGACGGGATCACCACCACCGCCACCACGATCTGGAATTACTTCACCGGCGACATCACCGATAAGAACTCGTTTCTCGGTGGGATCTGGAATGCCATCCTCGGTATCAAGGACAAGATCATCCAGATCGGTAAGGACTTTGTCGGCTGGATTATCGAGGGCGTCAAGCAGGTCGCCGAGAACATCTGGAAGGCCATCACCGACGCATTCACCGGCCAGGCCAACACCTTTGCCGAGAACCCGACGCAATACATGGGCATGGTGGCCAAGGGCGGCCTGGTCGGCGACAACATCGTGATGCTGGCCGGCGGTGGCCGATGGCTGGATCACCCCAAGGGGCGGATCCACGGATCGGGATCGGACATCTCAGATACCGTTCCGGCCTTGGTATCTCCGAATGAGTTCGTGGTCCGCGCGGCCATGGCGCGGCGGTATTACACCGACCTCCTCGCCATGAACGCCGGCAAGTATGCGGAGGGTGGTACCGTCCAGTTCATCCCCGGACTGATGGACTCGTTCAAGGCAACGCTCACTGCGGCAATGGACTTCGGCTCCAAGGTCACCCAGAAGCTCGCCGACGAGGCGCAGAAGGGCGCTCAACAGCCGATCGGCGCCACGCCGAACGGGGCCAAGGTCAACTCCTACGATCCCTCCTCGTTCGGCTGGATCCGGGGCGGCAATATCAACGGCGGGTACAAATGGAACGGGATCGGGTTCCCCGGTGGCGTGGCCGGCGGGACCGAGGGCACCTGGAACCAACTCCTGAACGAATTGGTGCCCAAGATTCCGGGAGGTATTGGCGGAGGCGGCAACTGGGGCTACGAGATGAGGAACATTGCCGGCAGCGGCAACGCCTCGTTCCACTCGTACGGCCTCGCGCTGGATATCAATGCCCCGCAGAACGGCCGGGGTCTGCCCGGATATGGCCGCGCCGGTAACGGCGTGATCCCCGGTGAACCGGCGCATGCCATCGCCGAGAAGCTCGGGATGGAGTGGGGCGGAGATTGGTCCTTCACCGACCCGATGCACTTCGAGATCCACCTACCGCCGTCCGCCCTCGGCGCGGTCGTAGGAACGACCTCAGGACCCGGCAATGGCGGTATCCTGGGCGGTCTCGTCCAGATCATCCGGAAGAAGCTCGGGCTGGACATGATCTCACCCGGCGGTGGCGGCAGCAGTGCCGATCCGCCTCCGGTGGCCGGTGGCAAGTGGGACGCGAATGTGGAACGCTGGCGCCCGACCGTCCTCGAAGCTCTGCGGTTGGTCGGCCAGGCTCCCGGATTCGCCGACTATGTCCTGAACCAGATCAGGTCCGAAAGTTCAGGCGACCCAAGGGCTATCAATTTGTGGGATTCGAACGCCAAGAAGGGAATTCCGAGCAAAGGCCTCATTCAGACCATTGATCCGACATTCCAGGCGTATCGATTGCAAGAGTTGCCGAATGACGTTTACCATCCGCTGGCCAATATCGTCGCCGGCATCCGCTACGCCATTGCCCGTTACGGCAGCATTGCCAAGGGCATGCGCGGCGTTGCCTATGACGACGGCGGATGGCTGATGCCATGGCAACGGACGGCTCCGCTGAACCTCCTCGGCCAGCCGGAACCCGTTCTGACCCCGCGTCAATGGGATATCGCAGAGGCAGCGATTGCCGATGTGTCGGCCGGACGAGGCCGGCGTGTCGACATGACCGTCAACCAGCTACCGGGCCAATCCGCTGCCGAACTCGCGCGAGAGATCGACCGGCGGTTGGCGTTTGCCGGAGGGAGGGCCGCGTGAGCGAGCCGATCCAACAGCAGACGATTACGATCGATGACTTCGTGGCCTATGACTTCGTGGATCCTCCGGCGGATGTCGAGGGAAACACCTACGTCTGGCAGAACATCGAGGGATGGTTCGGTGGGATCGGCGTCCGGGGAGCGCCGATCGACCGGCCGATGAGTGACGGAGCATTCGATGGTCCCGCGCCGTTCGAGGGGCGGACCGTGACGATCTCCGGCACATTGCTGGCCAAGACCAGGGGCGGATTACAGCATGGCCTCGACCGCCTGGCCGGCATCCTCTCCGGCCAGGTCCGCCGAGCCACCCTGGTGGTCGACGAGACCCAGCGGGGCGCCTCTAGGCAGGCTGAGGTCCGTTTAGGCGGACCAACGATGATCGATCGGCTCAGCACGTACCAGGCGGACTGGTCGCTCGTCCTCTTCAGTCCTGACCCGCTCCGCTACGGCACCAGCGCCCATACCATCACCATCCTGCCGTTCGCACCCGGCAGCGGTCGAACCTACAATCTGATCCCGAATCGGCATTACGGGGCGAACAGCCGGAACGGCATCGGCACGGTCACCAATGCCGGCAATACGAATACCCCGCTGGTGATCACCTTCATCGGCCCTTGTACGAACCCCGGCCTCCGGATCGTCGGAGGCGACCAGATCCAATATATGGGTTCGCTCTCGGCCAGCGAACAGGTGGTGATCGACACCCAGAAACGGACGGTCCTGTTGAACGGCGCCAACCGGAGGCGGAACCTATCGGCGGCATCCCGCTGGATCTCCGCCCCGCCCGGATCGACGCAGGTCTACCACTGGGTCGACAACGTCAACAAGACCGGATCCTGCCTGGTGCAATGGCGGGATGCCTGGTCATGATCGGCGACTGGACGTTCTACACCTGCGAACTGATCAGCGGAGACCTCGTCATCGACCTTCCGCTGGTTGAGTTCTCGGGCGAGGTAGCCCTGACCGGCGGCTCGATGAGCGCGACAGTTCCACTCCAGCACCTCGATTCGCCGGCGCGTCAGGCCATCCTCGAGTCGACCATCCCCGGACGGTATTCCATCGTCGCGAAGTATCAGGGGATCGTCCGGGGTGAGTGGATTATCTGGCAGCGGGATCGGAGCAATGACCTCGCGCCGATCGATCTGGCCGGGGCGGAGGTGATCTCGTTCCTCGAACGGCGGGTGGTGCCGGGGAAGACCTACACCCAGATCGAACAACTCGATATCGCAGCCGACCTCATCGCCAAGGGTTTCGGACCATCGCCTCTGGGTAATGGCTCGATCCAGATGTCGGTCGGTGCCTACACCGCCTCCGGCCAGAAACGGGATCGGACCTACACTCTCGGGGACGGCACGATCGGCGGCCGGCTGAAGGAACTCGGCGCGGTGCAGAACGGGTTCGACTATTACATCGAGACGGTCGAGACCGGGAATGTGGGCACGACGGCCTCGATCCAGCGGACCGCCCGCCTGGCCTACCCGCGTGCCGGCAACGATCAGGATCTCGTACTGGAGGACCGGAACGTGATCGACTTCAAGTTGACCGAGGACGCCCAGCGGTTGGCATCGAGGACCTATGCCATCGGCGAGAATGCCCTCGTCTCGAACTACGAGAACGATTCCCTGATCACCGCCGGTCGGATGCCGTTCATGGAGAAAACCGAAAGCCATACCAGCGTCAGCGATTCCGCCACCCTGGACGGCTATGCCCGTGCGCTGTGGGATGATTCGCAGACGGACGCGCTGCCGGGTGATCTGTTGATCCTGGCCGATCGGCATCCCGGCATCGGCGACTGGCAGTTGGGCGACATCCTGACCCTGGTGCTGGAGGAGTCGGTGAACTTTCCGATCGGGCTCCGGGTCGATGTCCGCATCATCAGTTGGTCGTTCAAGCCACCGAGTTCCGGGCCGGAGACGATGACGCTCGGCATCACTCAGGAGGGACCAATTGGCGATTACTCCGGAAACCCCATCACTCTCGGGTGATATCAAGGGCCTCAGTGGGCGGATCCGTTCCCTCGAACTGCATCCGCCGGGTTCCGGTCCGCCCGGACCGACCGGACCTCAGGGACCGACCGGCGCAACCGGCGCGCAAGGCCCCCCAGGTCCTCAGGGAGCGACCGGCGCCACCGGGGCAACGGGATCACAAGGGCCGGCCGGAGCGACCGGCGCGCAAGGACCCAAGGGCGATACCGGCGCCACCGGACCCGCCTCGCTCCGCGTGTATACCTTGACGCTCTGGCATGACGGAGCGAGCAATTACGGAGGCTCGCGTACATTCTCAACGCCGTTCAAGTGTGACTTGCTATGCGTGCTGAGTATGTCGTTTTGGGCGAATGCTGCCGGCATGGCGGGGTACATCCCCAAGATTGACGGCGTGTCCGCATCCACATATTGCGACCACTATTTCAACAATACCGGAGTACATACTACGGTTGTCACCACATTTTCCGTGCGCGGTGTTGCGGCCGGAACGCACACAATTACCTACGTCACGGCAAGCGGTAATCCGGCGGCGGATTCCGGCGATCGTGCACATTGGGCTTGGACAATGGTGGAGGTTCCATGACATATCAGGATGCGGCCCAGTTGGCGCGAGATCCCATGTTCGGCATGCGGCTGGGTGCAGCGCTGGCCAAGGAGGCGGTCGGCAAGCCATCGGACTACCTGGTCGACATTGTCCTGAAGAACCCCGATGTCGGCGCGGCGTACTTCATGCCGTTCGTCGCCTCGGCCCCCGGATTCGATGAGACCTACGGCCAGGGCGGACAAGGCCTGATCACCGATGGCGAGTTGCTGTCCGCCATACAGGCGAGTTGGCAACGGGTTTACGATCTCTATGAAGAACCGGAGACGCCATGACCGCACCGGATCCCACCAAGCCATGGGCCGGATACATTCAGGACCAGCAATATACCGCGTTCCAGGATCGAATGATCCAGATCGGTAAGGTCAATCACCAGGCCACCGTCTCCGGCCTCAATACCCGCAACGGCGTTTTCCTGGGCGGCGGAGACGGTACCAGCAACATCAACCTGAACGTCCGGGCCAACGGCGGGATGAACATCCTCATCGATGCCGGATCGGCCATCATCGACGGATACTCGGTGGTCAATCCGATTCAGCAGGCGATGACCGTCCTGCCGGCTACCAGCACCGCGCGCCGAGACGCCGTGATCCTGCGGGTCTATGACACCGAGGCGGGCGATGCCACGTCCAAGACGCAACTGGAGATCACCCAGGGCACCACCACGTCAGATCCGCCCCTGCCGGCCCGGAGTCTCCTCCTGGCGGTGATCGACGTTGCCGCCAACGCGACCTCGGTTACCCCGACCGATCGGCGGAACTTCACCACCTCGGTCGGCGGCGTGGTGCCGTATTACGATCCGCGCGTCCCGACGATCACCGATATCGCCAACGGCCAGATCATCCACAGCCTGAACAGCACTCTGAATTACCAGCGGGACGGGGACTCGTTCCACCCGATGGGCGCGAACGTCGTCGGCGCATGGGCATATAACAATGCCACGGCGGAGGATATCGGGCTGGGCGTCTACGGGTACAAGAACTGGAACATCACGCCGAGCCGGCAATGCAATTTCGTGATCGTCTATACCCGCGTTAACTTCCACCAGATCAACCAGGGCGCCTCCTCGGTCGTCGAGTTCGGTTGCTCGTTCGACGGCGCGGCCGACTTCGCCAGTATGGTGATCAACACCGGCAGCTCTCACCCCTACTATGTGGATGCCTCATATACCATTCTCGGTTACGTGGGGAATGTCTCGGCCGGCACGCATACCGTCACCATCCATCTCAAGCCCACGGTCGGCGACGGCATCGAGGTGCAGAACTATTACGGCTGGGCCATCGGTATTTCCTAGGAGGAACCAATGTATGAAGACGTCTACAACCTCGGCACCGATCCGCGATTCCGTAATCGCCTGGCCGCTGGCCTGACGACCGAATCGGCGGTGAAGACCAACGATCCGCTGGCCGATCAGGTCCTGAAGAACCCAGAGGCGACGGCACTCTGGTTCATGCCGCTGGTCAGCGCGTCGCCCGGATTCGGTGATCAGTACGCGACCGGCGGGCAGGAGGCCATCGACGACGCGGAGCTGCTCTCCGCCATGCAGTCGGCATGGCCGCGTGTCTCGGAGCTATACAGCGGAACCCTCAATCCGTCGACCTCGATGTTCCCCTAGAACCGAATGAGGGGGTGCGGTAATGGTTGTCAGCGAACGGCCGACGGCTGACCTGGTCCTACTCATCATCACCGGCCTGATTGCCGCATCGGTACTCCTGGCCGGAGCGGGGCTCATCCTGATCTCGGTCCTTCGCCCGGATAGCGACCTCGCCCCGCTCTACGGCACATTCGGCAACATGATCGATCTCTTGATCGGAGCCGTGCTCGGCTATCTGGCCGGTCGGGGGCGGAGCGCGCAGAGTAAGGAGACAATCTGATGGCAGAACATCGGTGGGGACCCCGCCGGTACGATAGGGCGCTGATCGTCCTACATCTCGATCGGCAGAAGGACATTCCGGATCACCTGGTCAAGCTGGATACCGGGGAGATCGTGCGGGTCGGCCATGATGCGGAGGGCGAAGATCGTGAGTGTGACTGATGACTTCGCCGCTGCGGTCGGGCATCTCCGCTCCTGGGGCTTCGACGTGCGCGAGGAACCAGGCTGCTATGGGCGTTCCAACGGCGGAGGCTGGAGTGCCGGCGTGCCGGTCGGCCATGGCAACCATCATTACGTCTGCTCGATGAATCCCGATCAGGGTTACATCGACAATCTGGTGGCCAACATCTGTAATGGCGACGTGGTCAATTGGTTCGCCGACGTGAACGGCCGGGCCTACCTCTGCGGTACCGGGCCGATGAATCACTTCGGTACCGGCAACCAGAGCGTCCTCGATCGCACCCGGAGCGATCAGCCTCCGCCCGGACCGGCCTCGAGTCAGGGATCGATCAGCGGCAATAGCCACTACAGCGGGACGGAATGCCAGCATCCGGGAGACTCAACCCCTTGGCCCGGACCAATGCTCGACGTGATGGTAGCGATAAATGCGGCAGAGTTCCTTGTCTGGGGCTATTCCGCCAACCGCGCTATCAACCACTTCGAGTGGACGAACCGCAAGATCGATATGTCGGCCGGAGGCGGGCCGAATTCCGGCGGATGGGCCGGCGATGAACTGAGGCGCCGAGTCGAGGCTCGGATGAACGGCGTTGTGATTCCACCGGAACCGGATGATAGCGAGGATGACATGTTCTACGGAGTGGTCCGCCACAACAACATCGACTACGTCTACCGGCCGGGTCTCTTCCGGATGATCAGCAGCCCGGATGACTACCACTTCCTGGCCTCCTCCCCGGGTTTCATCGACGTGCCGCACGGATCGGCGCCGAGCGTCGAGCGGAACCTCCTCGAATACATCCGGGGTGAATGCGCCAAGGTGACCGGCGGGCAGATCGATCCTATCTAGGATGAAACCTCGCCTCCTGGACCTGTTCTGCGGTGCCGGTGGCGCGGCCATGGGGTACTTCCGTTCGGGCTTCGAGGTTCTCGGCGTCGACATCGAGCCGCAGCCGCATTACCCGTTCGAGTTCGTGCAGGCGGACGCGCTGGAGTACCTGGCCAGCGCTGCCGGCTACTCGGCCATCCATGCCAGTCCGCCCTGTCAGGCCTACAGCGCCATGACGCGCGGCACCAATGCCGGGAGGACGGATCATGCCGCCCTCCTCCGGCTGACGCGGCAGCGACTGATTCAGGCCGGTCTGCCGTTCGTCATCGAGAACGTCGTCGGTGCGCCGATGAGGCGGGACCTCCTCCTCTGCGGAACGATGTTCGGTCTCGACGTCTTCCGGCATCGGGTATTCGAGTTCGGCGGGTGGCGCATCGGTAACCAGCCGATCCACCAGCGGCATCGGGGGCGGGTCAAGGACTGGCGCCATGGCGAGGCCGTCAGCGGCCCCTACTTCGGTGTCTATGGCCGGCGCGCTGGCCGGCGCGGGGTAATCGAGGAGTGGCAGGCGGCAATGGATATCGACTGGATGAGCGCGAGACGGGAACTCACCAACGCGATCCCGCCGGCCTACACCCAGTGGATCGGATCGAGGCTTGGCCTGGTGGCCTCCGGCCGGCCGGCCGGTCCCAACGCCGCATAGGAGGCGCTCAGATCGTCCCAGAGGCACCAGAACCGCATGGCCGGGGTGATCCCCTTGCCCCGACGCAGAACCGCCCCTGCCTCGCTGCCGGCAGGGGCGGTTCTTTCGCGTTCAGGCCTCGAATACCAGGCGGGTGATCTGACCGCAGAGTTCGCCGAGTTCGAACGCGGATCCCTCGATGACGACGCCGGCACCACCGAGATCGAGATAGAGGGCAAGCTCGGCCGCGACCGGCTCC